ACTAGAGGATCAGCAGGCAGCAGTCTTATCTGTTGGCTGTTAGGCATATCAGATGTAGATCCTATACAAGAAAGAATACCTTTATCACGCTTTATGAATCCCAAGCGTGATGACCTACCCGACATCGACTTAGACTTTCCGCATTGGCAGCAGGAAACCGTGATGAATCGCATATTCCGACATTGGCCAGGACAATCAGCTCGTGTATCAAACTATGTGACCTACAAAGAAAAATCTGCATTGAGAGAAGCAGCTAAACGTTATGGTGCCAAAGGTACGCTGAAACGCAACTTCAAACTAGAAGAAGTCATCGATAAGAGTTTCGTAGAGGAAGCACAGCGTCTGGCCAACAAACTGTTGGGTAAGAAACGCTGTATATCAAAACACTGTGGCGGCATACTCATCTTTGATCGTTCAGTGCCTAAGAGTCTAATCAACGGTGATAATCAGATCCTGCTAGACAAATATGAAATCGAAGACCTAGAGCATTTCAAGATAGATATCTTGGCCAATCGTGGACTGAGTCAACTGTGGGAAATAGAACAGCGTGACTTATTAGACTATCCAGAAGAAGACGAACTGACTTCGGAACTGCTGAGTCGTGGTGATGTGCTGGGGGTAACACAGGCAGAATCACCTGCTATGAAAAGACTGTGCAAGGCCATACGTCCCCAGAATAGATCAGACTGTGTGTTAGCCACAGCACTGATACGACCAGTGGCCACCGTGGGTCGTCGCAAGGCCAGTGTGTTCCAGGATTGGAGCAAAGACTCATTCGATGAGACCATAGTGTTTGAAGATGATGCCATAGAGCTTATATCAGAGATCCTGGGCTGCGATCAATATACCGCAGATATGTGGCGCAGAGCCTTCGCCAAGAAGAATGAAGAAAAGATGTTTGAGTTTATGCAGTTGGTAGGTGATCATCCCAGAAAGGACGATGTGTTTGCCGCACTCAAAGAACTCAGTCACTTTGGCTTGTGCCGTGCCCATGCCATCAATCTAGGCAGACTGATCTGGGCCTTGGCCTATCAGAAGGCGCACAACCCTCGCAGATTCTGGGAAGCCGCACTCAAACACTGTCAAGGCAGTTACAGTCGTTGGGTCTATCATCAAGAAGCAAAACTGGCGGGAGCTGTGCCTGCGGTGGGTGAAGGTGGCGAAGTTGATGACCTCATGCGCAACGGCCATTGGCGGTCTCCAAACTTTATTCCGGTGTGCCAAGAGATACGCAAGCCAGGATCAGTGGAGTTCTGCGGCTTGGTGGCCAACTATCGTGTGTTCAAATCCAAACCCAAAGAGTACATCACATTTGTCACACTGGGCACAGGCAATGGTCGCTACTTGGATGTAGTGGTGCCACACGCGATATCATTCCATGATCATCCAATCCTATGGGGATCGGGTAAATTGGGGTACAAGAATAATTCAGAATATGTTACAGTGTATAAACATAAGAAATTTAATCTAGAACAAATACGACATGTTTAATTACACATCATGAAGACCGCTGAACAAATTGAATTCATCTACGACACGCTGAGCACCACCCTAAGCGGCTACCGAGAAGCTAAACCGGATGCTAAAATACACCGGAAGGCCTATACCAGCCTTATTGGTGTGATGTTGAGTGCGCAGAGCCAGGACGCTCGAACTGCCGTGGCCTGTAAGCAACTGTTCGCCTTGGCAAAAACTCCAGAACAAATGATTCAACTCACACAGGAAGAAATCATCGAAGCCATTCGCCCAGCAGGCCTACATAATGCCAAGAGTCGGGCCATACTAGGTGCCAGCCGGATGCTGCTAGAGGAGTTTGGAGGCGTGGTGCCCAGCACACATCGAGAACTGATGCGATTGCCGGGCGTGGGCAAAAAGAGCGCAGACATCGTTACACGTTTCGTATTTGGACAACCATTCATTGCTGTGGACACACATGTGTTTAGGCTGTTGTGGAGACTGGGATGGACCGACACTCTAGACGAAGGAAAATCCAGTGTGATAGTAAATGAAACCACTCCAGATCGCTACAAACATTCCGCACACATGCAGCTGATCGTGCATGCCAAGACCGTGTGCCGCAGTAGAACTCCCAACTGTGCTGCCTGCGCATTGGAATCAGTGTGCGACAAACGAGACATCGATGTGCCTAAATCACGCTTACGCACAGTGGTTAAGGAAAGAACCATATGAAATCAATGAGCAGATTACACCTATATCCACACAAGGAACCCAATGACACTGCGTATATAGTAGCAGATCGCAAAGGCCTACGGGATCTCGCAAAAAAACTCGCACAGGCTGCCGACAGCGCAGTGGGTCTGGAAACCATTACCATGCATGGATCCGATGGTCATGCCTACACAGTAATGATTGTAAGTGATGTGTCAGAGGACGAATGGCAGTCTTTGCCTTTGCCCAAAGACAAACACAGTGATCCTACTAGACTAGAAATAGTAAGAACCTACAAAAGCCTACAACAGCAACTTGCGCAATAGAAAAAGCAGCCCGGAGGCTGCTTTTCTTTTACCACTAATTGTATTGCTCTATGAGCGTAACTTATTTCTTCACACCGGCGTTAACAAAGGCGTACATCTTTTCAGCAGTCTCTAGAACTTTGTCAAGTCCTGGAAACTCTGGCATAGTAACTGTGCTAACGATCTGACCAGTCTTTTCATCACGCTTTGCGGTCATTTCCCAACCGGCAAACTTAGATTGAAAATCGTCTTGTACTAGGCTTTTTGCCATGCCCAAGATATCGGCGCGGATCTCGTAGCCGTTTTTATTGAATTTAACTTCTGGTAGTTTTGGTGCTGTGTAAAGTTCTGACATTTTATATCTCCTGTGTGTAATGTCTGTGTCTAACAACTACTTCTATTTCGCTGTTAGTTTATTATATATGCCTAATTGTAAAAAAACAACTATTTTGTGATTCTGTTTATCCGTTCTCGGATGATATCTATCACGGGCTCAGCTAATACCACTTCATAGTGATTGAAGTTGACTTCCACTAATTCCATGTTTTCATGATGGCGTTGGCTGCGTATGCTTACAACTCCATCATTAGGAGCCGCCAAAAAAGGACTGCGCCCCTGCACCGTAACTATGTTGCACCAAGGATGCTGTATTTTTATCTTTGCTGTTTCACGCATAGCCCAACTGCTGGGTCCTATGTCACGCATAAGCCTACTGAATGGCAGGAAATACTGAGCATAGTCTGCTACTTCTGCTCCACCATAAGGTGTGCTTAGTGTAACTGCTCCTAGCACATGTGTGGGTAAATGATGGCTGAGATGCAGGGCATATATACCACCTAGGCTGTGGGCTATGAAAAAACACTCGTTGACTTTGGCCAAACTCTGCAACATAGTGCTGAGATTGTGTTCAAATCCGTCACGGCTGTCATAATTTAGGTCTAGGCCAGCGCCTAGCCTGGTTCTGATATAATTGAAACTTTCGCCGGTGGCGTTCGCCCCATGTATATAAACCAACTGCATGGTTTATTTACACCGTAAATTATTCAGACATCACACGTTTGGCTGCTTCGTATTGTCCAATGCGAGCCAAGTGACTTGCGGCACGGGCCCTGCCAAGTGACTCGAATATTGACCAGATGTGGTTGATTATGTTTTTCATACGTGATTTTCCTTGTGAAAGTTAAATTGTTGGATGTAGTTTTCCAACTGTGCGGCATCGGTAATGCCTTTGGTACTTAGATATTGTTCTAAGCGGGTTTGATAGCTAGATCCTGGGAACATTTCTGATAGCCGTTCCATCAAGGCCAGCATCTTGCTTGATATGTATTTCATTGTTTTTCCTCTGTAAGTGTGTGCAGGTTCTTATGGTTTCTACTGAGTTATTTAGCCCAACAATGTGCAGCCGCACAATTTATGCTGTATAATATCATTTTAACAATCTGCACATTCGGTTAAATATAATATCAACGGAACCACTCATGAAACTTAGAACTCGTTCAATACTACAAGAGCTGAATGAAATAGCCGAAGTACGCAACAAGGATGCGCTGTTTGAAAGCAGAGCCACTAATATCATCAATTCAGCCATAAATCTACTGGAAAGCCTGCACAAGCAGTATACTCCAGAACAAGCAGATGAGCTAGAGCGCAGATTTGTCAATGCTATCCGCGGGCAAGATCCTGCTAAATTCACACGCGGTATCCGTAAAATAACAGAATCTCGTAAATCTCAGAGAATTATCAACGATGAATAAACTATTCGAAGGTGGCAACGTATTCAAAGATGCCGACAAACAATCGCTGACCCAGCGCATCGCTACCAAAGATGTGCCAGCTACCATAGACTACATAGAAAAGATCACTGGTCTTGACTTTACCAAAGAACTAGATCCAGATGACAAAAAACCAGTGAAATGGCTGGGCACCACAGGTCGCAAAGAAGATCCGGACGGCACCTTTGAACTGAACAGCTCTGGTGACTTAGATCTTTCAGTCGATGCCAATGAAGTAGACAAGAAAGAATTCGCAGCTAAATTGATAGCACAGTTCGGCAAAGAAAATGTCAAACTCAGCGGAGACAGTGTGCATTTAAAAACACCTATCGCAGGGGATCAAGTCAACGGCTTCGTGCAGTCAGACTTTATGTTTTCGGTTAATCCAAAATTCCAACAGGGATCATTGATCGGCGGTCGAGGGCAGTATAAGGGCGAGCATCGTCACATCCTGCTGAGTTCTATCGCAAGAGCCAGAGATCTAAAATACTCACCTAAGTTTGGTCTCTTACACGCAGACACCAACGAACCTCTGCCAGGCGGCGATGACTGGAACACCATAGCCAAACAGTTGCTGGGGCAGACAGCCACAGTCAAAGATATACGCAGTGTGGACAATATTCTAGACTACATAATCAAACTACCCAACTACGATGAATTGGTCTCAGGTGCCAGAGAAACCTTGGGCAAACAGGGCATTGAGCTACCTGCCAAAGCCGCGGTAGAAAGCTATCAGCCAGGAACCATTGGGTGGATGCGCAGAATGATTGACATAGTACGATGAGATTCTGGGAACTTTTATTAGAAGATCAAGCACCTGCTCCTAAGAAGGTGGGCAGAGAATTCAACCACCTAGAGGATCTAGTGTTCACCGAATCCGATGGCGCAGTCAAGGCCATACAGATACTGAAAGATCTAGCCAAACCCGAAACCAGCATCACTATCAAATGGGATGGTAATCCCACTGTGTATTGGGGTCGTGAAGACGATGGTGAATTTAGGCTAGTAGGTAAAAACAACTGGGGTCGTGAAGAAGGCAAGAGCTCGAGTCCAGAAGAACTCAAACAGTTTATCATGAGTCGTGGCAAGGGTGAAGACTGGCGTGAACGATTCGCTTCAGACATGGCAGCACTGTGGCCCATATTTGAAGCAGCGACTCCCACAGATTTCCGTGGCTATGTCTACGGAGACATCTTGTTCCATCCAGGCAAATCCTACACAGGTGCAGATGGCCGAATTTCATTCACTCCTAATCAAACCACGTATTCAGTGATGATCAACAGTGACACAGGTAGAGCACTGGCAGATGCCAAGGTAGCAGTGGCAGCTCACAAGGTATTCAGTTATTTCGGAGACAAGAGTGGCGAAGACTTGGATGATGCAGAACTGTTTAATAACACTCCTGCACTGCAGGTGTTTGGACTCACAGCAGTCAGCCATAGACCAGCCGTTGGCGCAGCTAATCTAGCCAAGATAGAAGCTTTGGCCAAGAACCAACCAAAGATCAACAGCCTGTTGGCTCCTGTGGCGGGCATGGGTTATCTACAGTCAGAGATCTATACGTTTGTGAACACTCAGAGCAAGGCCAAACAGTTAGACAATATCAACACAGAAGCGTTCATGAACTTTGTGGGGAAAACTCCTGCCAAAGCCCAGAAGATCGCAGCACACAGTGAACGGCATCCCAGAGTCATGGATCTGCTATTCCAGTTAGTGAGAGAAATCATGTCAGCCAAAGATGAAGTGATCCGTGAGCTGGACGCAGCCGAAGGTGAAATCACAGCTACAACAGGCGGCAAGCCAGGAGGTGAAGGCTATGTGGCAGGTGGTTCAAAACTGGTGCCCAGAGATCGTTGGACTCCATTTCGAGCAGATTGATAGGTTAAACCGTTGGTTTTTTCCTCCAAATTATAAATATTAATGCCAGTCCCGGAGCGGGACTATTTGATTAAGGAGAAAATATCATGGCAAACGTATATGGTGTAGCACAAACTTATAGCAACGCTGGTGCAGCGATCGCAGCTTCT